GTTGTGCGCACCTTTGGCGGTTCGGTTCCCGTCCCCGTCGCGGCCGAGGCTGTCTGTGACAGCCTTGCGGAGCTGCGCCGCGGAACCCACGCCATCGGAGCAGCAGCTGTCGGGGATACCCGGGCAGTCCACATCGCCGATGAGCTTGAGCGTATGCGCCTCGCTGCTCTCGACGGGACTACCAGGTATCGATGGGCGTTGATGGCCTCGATTTCCGCGATCGTTGGCTTGGTGGCATTGCGCGGGCGTAGTCGTTCTTCGCTCGCTGTTGCCGGCCTAGCCTTCGGATTGGCCGTGTTCGCGCTTCAACGTGTCATTGGACGTTGTATGCAGCGGTTCGCGGTCATTCGCGGCGTCGGCATGCTTTTTCAGTAGCCGGGGAGTTAGACCTGTGGGGTAGAGTGGTGTCGACTTCCGTCGGCGAGGTGCGTGCCGGCTTCGTTCGCCTCTGTGCTGTTTCTACGGACACGCTTTGTTTCGGTTTTGCTGATCACAAGGACATGGATCCTAAGACTTCTATACATCAGCTGCCGAGCCGAGCCTGCTCGAAGATTTGCCAGAGGGGAGCGACGCTGGTTGGGGTTGCTTGTCGCATGTCCCACACTTGTCGGACTTGTGCTTGTAATGCCCACAACGCTCTCGTTCGGCGTCACGGTGCGCTGCAGCCGCCAGCCACTGGTACGTTCGACGCTGCTTTAACCGCTTTCACCTCACATCGCCTAGCTCTCCGTGGGAGCTACATCTACAACTACACCTACTGGGGCTCCGCTGACGCTTGGTTTACCAAGTGGCCGCAGGACAAACGACGTCAATTTGAGCGTTCGCGCTTGGTTGACCCCGTCCTACCCCACCGTGTTAAGTATACCGTCAAGTTCGAGTGCGGACAGGATGTTCCGTCGCGTCCGCGTGGGATTCAAGCTTACCCAAACCTGGCGACCCAAGAGAAGTTCGCTCGAGAAGTCTATTCGATGCAAAAGGCTTTTAGCGATGTTTTTGGATTTCGTGGGTCGTTGGGCGAGGGCGTGTATCTCACGTTCGCATCCGGCCTTAACGGTGATGACTTGGGTAGGTGGATGGACGATGTTTTGGCTCGTGGGGATGTATGGTTCTATGAACGTGATGGCAAGAATTGGGATGCCACCATGAACCGTACTGGACACGAGTTGAAACTCGCTTGTTATGCGCTCACTTCCGTGACGCGTGATTGTCTCGACTTTATCGATAGTGGCTACGCTGTCACCGGCGTCCACTTGTCCGACCAGGGTAGGTTGAAGTACTCCCTCGTCGGGACGACGAAGTCTGGGCATAACGACACAACTCTCGCTAACTCCATCATCAACGCTGCGATTGCGTTTGAAGCTTGTGTAGCTTTGGGGCTGGAGTCGGACATATTGGTTTGTGGTGACGATTTGCTTGTCGCTGTCCGGGGTGATTTTGATCATCATGCGCTGGCTTTGGCTGAGCGCTCGTTTGGAATCATTCCCGTGTACGCCAAGTTTCGTGACTACAGGCATGTGTCCTTCATCTCCGGGTGCTGGATGCGGAGGAGCCGTGGTGGGTTTGCTTTCGTGCCCAAGCCTGGTAGGTTGTTGGCCCGTCTTTTTTGGACGGTCAAACCTCCCAGTGCTAAGGATTTGCGCGCCTATGTCAATGGTGTCGTTGATGGGCTCGCGAATTCGTGTGGCTCGATGCCCATCATTGGCGCGTTTCTCCGCGCCCATCGCACCGGGACCGTTTCCATTGCCTCGAAGCGTTACATGAACTTCGCGACGTCTAGCGTTGTTGAGGTGGCTCGCGATGAGTTTTGTTCGCGTTACGGCTTGCCTCTCGACAGCGTTGAGCCCAC